AAGACTCTGCTCATTGGTGTAATTTGCGAGTGATGATACTACAAATGACATATTTTTATTTTTTCTTTAGTTGTTGTGCGATTTTTACAATGTTTGCAAATTGTTGCTCTTTTTTGCTTAACGTCTCGGGTGCTTTTGTTGGTTCAGCACTTGGAAGATTTGCAACCTTCTCTACTAAGTCAACAGTTTTAGAAAACATTTCACTTTGCTTTTCTAATTTAGCTACTACACTTTCAAATTGTGCAGTTAATAAAGCGATTTTGCTTTCTAAGTTACTTACTACTTCGTTGAATTTTTCAATTGTTGCAAATTCTTTTGCAGCTTCAATTTCAACTTCAACTTCTGCAGTAGGTTCTACGATTTCAGTAACGATACCAGCAACAGTAGTTACAAGTGTACCACCTTCTACTTCGTGAGTAGCGTCGGGAGCAGGAATATCGCCTTCGGCAGTTTCTACCAAAATAGCAGTACCTACAGAAAGTTCACCTTCCCATTTGATTACCGTTCCATCTGTTAAAACGGCACTTGCCATTTCAACAGATACCGCATCGTCAAATTTCAACATTGAGCGGATTTCTTGAATTAAACTTTTAGAGTCCATTTTTATATATATTAGTTTTATGTTTTATTTGTTGCATTTTTTATTTGCCATTCCACTTTGATAGTAGTGATTTCAAGTCTTCTAAAATTTTATCTTCTTGTATAGGTTCTACAAAATCAAAAAAGCCCTCTACACTAAAACCATTCCAAGTACCATCTTTGCATTTTTGCCAATTTGCATCGTCTTCGATAAAGTAACTAACAAACCAACTACCATCTTTTGCATCATCAAATCCTTTTGGTGGCATTATACCACGTTCAAAATCCAATAAATAAGATTCAAATAAAACGCATCCATCTATTGCCTTATCGTGGTCGACATTTACACTATTGTACTTGTTGTTTTTCGCCCACTTTTTAGCAATTTTATAAATGGTTTCTTTGTCAAAGACCACGTAATATTCACCACGAGAATCATCACGACGATAAATTGGCAAATCAGCCAACATCGCAGCCCCTGAAATAATCCTTTTTTCTTCATTTTGAATAGCAAATTTTCTACGCTGATTGAAAGCCATAAAATCTTTTTCAATTGCTGGTTTGTCAACTAAAGAAATAAATTCGACGCCACTTTCTAAATCTTCCTCAGATATGGTCAATTTGTAAATAGGTAAATCCATATAATGTATATTAGTTTAATTTAAATTTTGTTGCGTTATTCTACTACACTTACACTTTGATTGTTGCTTACACGCTTCTGTGTGCGTGAAATATCGCCTTCGGTAACGTAAACACGTCTGTCTTGTGTTAACTCGTTGCCATTGCCTAAACTTGACATTCTTGGTGCAGCCATTTGTGTAACTTCACCACCACCAGCAGCACGATTTCCACCAGCACTTGGTGTGGATTTACTTTGAAATTTAGTATCGCTAATTTTCTTTAAGTTAGCCAAACCGAATGCAAGTGCAGCACCAGCCTGAACGTACGGGTAAGCTGGAAATATTGCAGTTATTGGTGATTTGTTTGCAGTTGTGAATGCACTTTGTGTACCTTCAATAGTTGACATTATTGTACTTGCATATTTTAACGCCTTGTCAATTTCAAAAGCACGTTTTTGGGATTCTTCACTATCACTTGCAAAGGCTTCATTCAATGAAGACAACGCACTCAAAGAACTATTTGCTATATTATAAATACCTTCTTGTTTATTCTTTTCACGTTCTAAATCATCGGCAGCTTCTTTGTCTTTTATTGCTTTTTTCTTCTCAAAAATTTGAGCTTCTATTTCTATAGTTGCATCACCAGCATCTTGAACAGAAACTAATTTTGCCTCAAGATTTTCAACCTCAAGACGTGCAACTTCTTTTTCAATTTCTTCTTTTGTTTTACCACTTTCTTTTGCAATCAAAATTTGTTGTGCGTAGTATTCGTCGTAGCTTTTTAAAAGAATTTGATTTGCTGCATCAGTATCTGTTTGTTGTTGAGCAATTAATTTTTCAGCTTCTGCCTTTATTTTTAAATCGTCTGCCTTTATTTTTTCATTAAATCCAGTCTTTTGATTTATTCTATCTACATCTAATTTTGCTAAATCTTCATTTAGTTTTCTTTGTTGTGCAAGTCTTTGTTTTGGGTCAGTAATTGCACCAAGTAACGCTTGTTCTTTTTTAATTGCATTTTCTTTTGCACTTAAAGAAAGTTCTGCATATTTATTTTCTATTACAATTTTTTCACGTTCTGTTAAAAGCAAATTAGAAAGTTCTTTTGCCTTTGCTTTTTCAAGTGCAATTAATTGAAGATTTAATTTATTTTGAAGTGTAGAATTTTGCCTTTCGTAAGCGTCGTTTACTGTTGTTGTAACTTCAGCAACTTTTGTTTCACTTTTAGTTAAATCTTTTAAAATGTTATTATATGCTTCCGTCGCAATATTTAATAAACCTTGTGATTTAGTAATGTTTTCATTTGCTTTTTGTTTTGCCCTACTTACTTTTGCACCTTCATAATCTGATGTCATTAATGCCATATCAATAGCATATAATTGGTCTAAAAATCCTACTTGTTCATCAACAGTTTTATTTTGTTCACGGTATATTTTTTCAGTTTCTTCAGCAATAATTTTTTCTAATGCTTGTGCTTGTGCTTTTTGCTTAATTAAAACAATATTATCTTGTATTCTATCATTTAATATTTGTAAAGATTTAGCACTATTTACATTTATATCACCAGTTTCAACACCTAATTTATTTAATTCCTTAAGTGCAGTTTTGCGTTCCTTTTCAGTTAAGGTAGTATCTCCAACAAGTTTTTGATATGACTTTAATTTTTCAATATTACCTTGTTGTGCTGCAACTGCATCTCTTGTTGCTGCATTGACTTTGGTTTGTTCTTCACTTACACCACCTAATGCTTCTTTAATATCGTCCCAATATGTAATAAGCAATCCTAACCCCACAACCAACGCACCAATACCGGTTGCAATTATAGCCCCTTTTAAAGTGCTAAATGCTTTTATAACGCCTTGTAGTGTATCTTTTGCAAGTGTGGTAAATTGTTGTTGTACTTTTCCAAGTCCTTCAAGACCTTGAGCCAATGCCATTGCACCTTGTACTTTAACAAGTTGTTTTTGTAAGTCCTCACTTTCAGAACCAAACAAAGCCATCGCACCTTGTGCTGCACTAAAGCCACTTGCAACACCATTAACAACCGTTTGAACTTTTGCAAACTTATCAGGATTTAACGCCTTTACTCGGTCGTTAAAATCTTCCATTTGGTCAGCAAGGTTTGCAACCTTTTGTTGACCCGCTAATGCTTCTTGACTAAATTCGCCAAACGCTGCAACTAATTGTTGAGCTTCGTTTTTGGCTTCCTTTAATTGTTGTTTAAACGTTTTTACGGTTTCTGTTGCACCACCTTTTGGGGTTACTTCTATTTCTATTGCTGCGGTTGATTTTGCCATTATTCTACTATTATAAAATATTTAGTTCCTGATGAGATAAAGTGATGTGTCGCTTTGTTTGTGCTTATTGCGTGACTTGTTGAATTGTCAATTAAAATTGAACCATCACCAGCCGTGATTGTTAACGTATGACTATTGCCCAATTTTTTACACGCAAACACTTTGCCTTTATTACTTGCACTTGGTGTTGGTAAAACCACGCTTATGTTCCCACCAGCACAATCGGCAACGATTAAATAATCATCGTATAAAGCCGTATAAGGTGAATCAGCGTGTACAATTTCTTCTATTTTTCCACTACCTAACCACGCCCCAACAACTGGGTAATTCTCAACATAAACCCTATTTGATTCTGTGATTGAATATGTATCGCAATTTATAGCCGTTACACTTTCAAAATTAATTGGAATGTCTACTTGTGTACCACCTAAAATTGTGTTTGCAAATCTACCTTGTGAAACGTGGTCATTGCCTACCGTGATATTGTCTTTTGAATCTAAACCACTATCACCAATGTTTACGCCCCCAGTAGTTACGCCCGTGAATCCAACTGGTTTGCCGAATGGGTATCTATCACCAAAAATATCAGTAACTCCTAATCCTACATTCTTTTTGTTTGAAGTTGTTGGTTCATAATAAGTCACTAAAAGAAATTCACATAGATACACGCCTTCTTGCAAAGGGTTGTAATCTGTTATTTTGTTAAGTCTCCAATATTGACCCTCAAAGAAATATAGGTCTTTAAATTTAATGTTTGCCCATTGATACGGATTGATACGGAAATATCCTTTAAATACTTTACTATTTTTATCGGTGATTTCTTTGATTGTCTTAAACCAATAAACATTAACTAAGTTTTGATTTGAGTAATTTAACCCCATACTTGTAATGACATAGTTTGGCATTCCAAAATTTAGGTCGAATTGCATATTATCCGTGTCGTCAATGTGCAGCGTTAAAGGGTATTTTGTAAAATTAGGTGTGTTTGTTGGCGTTGTATTGTACACTTCATACAAAGATGTAGTCTTAACTCCCCCAAAATATAGACATCTAAGCTGTCCTTTGTCATTATTTGCGTTTAATATATAAGAATAATATCTACTATTGTCTTGAAAAATCATTGTAGGTGCAAATGTGACTTCTATTTTCTTTTCTTCTTTTACAAAATCATTGTCTAAACGTATTATTCTATCACCATATATACGTGTTGTACTTTGTTTATATTCAGTATTCCTATTATCTTGACCTTCTTTGTAAGTAAATACATAGGGGTTTGCTTCTAAATCACCCATTGGAACTATTTGTACGTTCTGCGAATAGTCAACTAAATGAGTCCAATCTTGAGTAGTGCCGTTATAAAATTCGTCACGTGGTATAAATCGCAGTTTCTTAGGGTTATCGCTATCTTGTTCAATATACAAGTTAAACATTTTAACAAAGTTAAATAGTAATTCTTTTTGTGTAAAGTCGCCACTAAAAAACTGCGAAAAATCTAATGTGTTTAAATATCCGTAATTAAATGCTGAAATACGATTAAAAAAATAGTTATCATTTGCATCAAGTGATAATGAAGATAATAAATTATAAAAATTTCTACCTGAAAATTCAATAAATTTAATTTGTATTTCATCACCTTGAAAACATTGTAATGATTCAAAAGATGTTGAATCAAACGACCAATTATTTACTACACTATTTGTCGACGGTATGTAAATAGTCCTACTTAAAACACCATTTCTATATACGCCAAACCCCAGTCTTGATGTTTCCGCAGAAATCAAACCACTTGGAATACTTGCACTACCTTTAATTGATAAATAAAAATCATAGGTTGCAGTAATTGGTGAAATAAACTTATAAGTTGACGTATTATAATTTCCCCCATTGTCAAAGTTGCCACCAGTTGAGTCGTTGTTAAATGGCACTAATTGATTGAATGTAGTAATCGTAATTGTTGTTGTGTTTGCTGATTGAAATAAACGATTATTTGCCGATGTTTCATCAGTATTTAATCCAAAATTTGTAAATGGGATAATTAAACGTTTAAACCTATCAGTTGTAAAAAATGAATCAGACGTGTATTGGTAGCCAGTAGTTGACATTATTTTGTCTACTATTGTCTTTGCATATAAACAAGGTATATGGTCATCTACTCGCCATTGATTTGTTTTAGTGTTTTTGCTTCCGAACTTATTTAGCATTTGTGCGTAAACATAACCTTCACCATACGCAAAGGCTTGTGAGCTTCCGTTTTTTATTATTGACGTGTCCCAAGAATTGGTGACGTTTGTTGAAGTTAAAGTATGGTTGTATTCGTCAAAGTTTAATTCGCTTAATTTGGCATTGCCCAGCGTTGTAAACAAGTCAGCAGTCTGTCCGTGTAGTGAACATTCATATTCTATAAAATCGTGGTCTAAGACGTTTATTTGAATCAATCTAATAAAGCCCCTTAACTGCTCAAAGCCATCGACCAAAACAACGACATCAGCTTTTTTGTTTGGGTTGAAGTTAGGTGCAAATTGTCCACTACCTAAGACCGTGTGTTCAACTTCAAATATACCACCGAATAAAATATTGTTTGTTTTTGTGCCTGGTATTTTTGCAGTCTTTGACCAATCACTTGAACGTTGCTCAGGGTTTTTAATATCGGCAATTGAACGGGTTATAAGTAGGTCAAAATCTTCGCTTAAATCGACCAGCGTATTATTTACAAATAAGTTTATCATAAGCGTTGAACTTTATCTACAAATGACAAATCGCATTCTATTGTCAAATTAAAAACTTTGTCGTTTAACAATGTTTTTACTGAGTAGTCGGTGTTGGTGATGTTAATTGCTTTCAAAACTCCATCGTCTAACAACCATATAGAGGGTGAAGCTACCAACTCTTTGAGCCATACACTTTCTTCTTCTGTGATCCAGTTAGAATTGAGTGTAATTTTTTGCATTATTTCGGTGTTGTAGTTACTGATACTTCTTGCACTGGTCTCGTAGGAATAACTTGAACCTGATAAACTGTATTGTGTTTGCTTGTAAGTTTTTCTTTGTATAGTAAAGTTATCTTTTCTGACCCTATTAAAGCGAAATGACTCGATAGCCCCGTATCTGTTGAGGAAGTAAACGTCATTATTTGCGTACTTTGTGCATTCATCTTTTATGTCTATTCTATATGTTTCACTTGTTGAGCCAGTACCAACTGCCTTGACCTCTAAATAGGTCGCACCACTTGCTGGTATAATTGGAATCCGTATAACCGAATCTGTTATTCCACTTAGTAAAATGATTTGTGTTGTTGCTGCTGGGAAAGTTTTAATTTCTACACTCGCAGCATTCCCACGCCAAAAGTAAAGCCAGTCTTTTTGATTTTGATAAATGGTTTTACTTCGCATTGTTGTTAAAAACTCGGCATTTTTTGTAGTGTTAATTTTGTAGTCATTCTCAGCAAACGAAACAAAGTCGATAGGATTTAAAGCCATATTATACGCAGTTAATCCCGTCACGTTAGTTGCACCACTTACTTCGATAATTGGTGAAGTAGTGCCAGTAGAATACTCGTAACCAAAGTTTACCTTGTAAGGAATGTAACTATTCGGGCATCCACTCACAGACGTATCGTCGATATCCCAATCTAAGGTAACAAAGTTCTCAATTAGACGCCCAATGTTAAATACACTTTTGTTTGTGCTATTGGGATAGATAGGTGCTTTTAAACGTGCAATTCGTGTTGTATTTTGAAACACATCGGCAATGAATTTAAAGTTTGGCTTGGTATAAATAGCACTATCACTCTCAGTAATGACAAAATTTAAATCATTATATGCTGGTGCGTTATTGTCGGGTTTTTGATTGACTGTTATACTCACTCTTATATATTAGCACTTTGTGAATTTTGTTGCTTTGATGAAAAAACCCCCATAGCTGGTTTAGACTATGAGGGTTAAAGCACGATTGAAAGAACGAACACAAATATACACTAATTTTTGACATAAAAAAACCCCACAACTGGTGCAGGGTTAAAAGTATAAACTTTTGTATTTTAGAAGAACAATGCAAACCTAAACCAAATTTCTTAAATATGCAAGTACCATACTTTCAAACGTAGTACATTTTTGCAAATCTTTGTTAAACTCTTTTTGCTTACCCACGTAAAATGCGACTGTGTTTAAAAACTCGACAATAGGCATTTCCAAGATATAATCCCATTTATCACGTTCACCTTTGCAAATTTGATTTACGAGTTCAAACCATCCTTGTATGCCATTGCTTTTGCCTTGAGACTCTCCACCATCTGACTCAAATAAGTTTGGGTAGCGTCCAACAATTTCGGATAAAGACGAGAAAAAAAAAGCGTGTAGCCATATGCTATCTGATACGGCAAATGTAAAAACAAGTTACTGACTTCTTCAAATTGCAAACCCAAGTTTTTGATTTTCTTAGGTCGACCAAATATGTTTACTTCTTCACTCATCATTGCCATTATCCTATGAAGATTTGGAAGCGTATCTTCGCTATTAAATTGTTGAAGTGATATAAAGTGTTGACCTTGCATTTCCATTGCGTTAGGAATCATCCTAAAGCGTCGACCTTTAATTTTAAATCTAAGCTGAATAGTATCTTCAAACTTTAGATTGTCCATTATTGTATTGAAGCGATTGAATAAGTCGTAAACTTTCATTTCTTCAACCTCGTCAATATCTCGACCATCTACTATGCAAATAGTGTGTATGGCTTTTTCTAAAGGTGAATAGTGATCTATCTCTTTAAGTTCTTGAATATGTTTAATTGTTATCATGCGAATGCAAATATACCTTTTTTATTATGTTTTTTACAATCTACTGCCAACGCTAAGGACATAACGCAATCGTCGTGTAGTCCACTTGGTGCAGCATACTTTACTCCCGTTCGGGTGTATTCGTACTCGATGTTCTCCAATTCGTACCCTATCGGGGATTCAGGGAATGCAATAGAATTTTGTTGTATTTCCATTACCAGCCCTTCAATTATTTGTTGTTTGCTTTGTGATGTAAATCTAAAACCTTTTATGTTAGGCAATAAGCGTTGTAAATTTTCAACTATTGGGTCACCGACACCAGTACTATCTACATACGCTGGGATTCTGCCAACGACATTTACTATTTTTCTTTGTGTTTGTTCCCAATCAGATTGAAATCTGTCGACATAACACACTCTATTTTCATTATTTAACCCAATTATAACCGTCCAATCCGTGTATTTTGCAAGGTCAATGCCAAACGCTACGGGTGTGCTATTGCTTATTGGTGCATAACATCGTCGAATATTGTCTATTCCGAATGGGTTTGACTTATCGTCACCAGGTTCTGCTAAATACAACTCTTTAAAAACAAACTCAGGTAAATCACGTTTGGCTTGTTCAATTTCTTCTAATTCTAAAATGCCCTCTTTTGCAGCATCATAGGCAGTAATCTTAAAAAACTTATAGTCAGGTTCACCAAGTCTTGCACGTTCACCCAATTTATAAAACCAATTCTTTTTACCTTTGACGTTACCAATTAGTTTGCACTTGCCTTTTGTAGCCGTCAATGTAGTACGCAAAGCAAACCAACTTTCTTCTCTCATTCTCGAAGCCTCATCCACTACTGCTGCGTAAACATCGTCACCATAAAGATTGTCAGGCTTTTCTGCGGACTTAAATTCAATCCTTGCACCATTGGGTAAAATCAATGTTAACTTACTTTCGTTGCTAATAAAAAAGTCCTTAACATTAATTTGGGTTTTCATTCGTCTAAATGCTATTTCAGCTTGTTGGTACACGGGTGCTACCCACCACACCGCTTGATTTTCTTTTAGTTTCAATGCTTGTTCAAACATCCAAATGATATGACTTGCCGTTTTACCACACTTTGTTGCTGCTGCCGTTACCGTGTAACGTTCAGGTGCATCAAGTATGGCTTCTTGGTAAGTCGTAACAAATGGACGATTGTAGGTTATTTGCATAGTGACTTGAGTAATTCGTAGCGTGTTTGGTTTATAGATTTAAGATTGTGGTGGTGGTTACAATACTCAGCATTTAAATGTCCTATGTTTAGTTTAGCCATACGGCAAAGACAATCATACCACGATTGCTCGTTATTCTCAGCAAAAATAACTCCTTTATTCCCCTCGTGTAGCGTATATGGTTTGACATTGGATACAATTATAGGTAAATTATAAGCTGCTGCCTCTACTATCTTTAATTCGCTTTTATATTGGTTAAAATTAGTATCTTGTAATGGGGCTATACAAAAGTCAAATAAAGAATATGAAGTCCCGTAATCGGTTGGCGTTGTACCTCGAATAGTTTTGAACCAGTTAGGTCGGTTTTCTATTGATTCACCCGTGATAGTTTTTTCACACATTTGCCATTCGTGACTTTCTGTGTGGTAACCAGCCATATAAAAGATAGCGTCGTTTTCCTCACAAAATCTTTTTACGCTATTGCCTACACGCTTTAAATCTTCAAGGTGTGTGATACCACCCACCCATCCAATTGTTAACTTCTCATTCTTTGCCTTCTCAAACGTCCATTGATTTTGGGTTAAGTCCAATGCATTGGGTAAAATAGTAATGTTAGAATTTATCTCTTTTATCTTCTCAGCAAGTAGGGTTGTTGACGATGTAATGTGAGTTGCGTTTAAGATAGCGTCCTTAGTTGCATTCTTGATCATTTTTTTGTAAACTCTGTAAGCTGGGTTTGATTTAGGAACTACCCAATAATCATCGACATCGCAAATAGTAGGTATGTTTAATTCGCTTAACTTCTCAAATATGTTATATTGTGCAACCGAAATCCATCTATTGAATATAACCACATCGTAAACGCTAAAATCAATGTTTATCCACTCAGGGGGTTTTTGTGATACATCTACTTGAATATCGTAGTCTTCTTGCATACGAGCATATGGGGTGAATAGTCGATGAAAGCTCACCCCACTTGCTGAATCCATTAATACTAATATTCTCATTCGTGTGGTAAATTGGGAATATGCATCCAGTATAACGGTTCACTAACAACTATCTCAGAAGTGGTGTCGTACCAATACTCGCCGTCAAATTTTATCAATTGATTGCCAAAAGAATAGTTTCCCATTACTTCACGGTCATCGCTTGGTTTTTGTTCTTCGGTTAATCTCCAACTGGCTTTCATAGTTTTAGCCCTTCTTCGTTTAGTATTTCGTAAAGTTTTTCACGGCATTCTTCAAATGCTTTGTGCGTATCGTCTGACATTGTATCAGGTGCATATTTGGTTTGACTTCTTAACCACTCGTTTAATTCCCACATTGCAGACATCCATTTTGCACCATCAACTGCACAATCAAAATCGTGTTGGTTATCAGGCAAATTAAATTCAAGTGTCGCTTTCATTAAAATGGCAAATCATTTTTAGGTTTAGGTACTGCGACGTAATGAGTAGCTTTGCTTTTTTCGTTTGGCGTTTTAAGTTTGCCAACTCTTAACTTTACATCACCATATTTGTTGACTTCAAGTTTGCCACTTGCAATTGCTTGATTTAGTTTTTCGATGTTAATTGATACGTTGTTTCCGTACTGGTCCTCCCAACCATTTCCGAGATAAATTGTTTCTGTCATTGTTTTAAGTTTAATGTTATTGTTATTGGTTCGTCTGTTTTTATGTTATTGTCAAGCGTCTCTTTTGGTTTGCCGTGTACACGTGTAACTAAAGTCTCAAGATTAAATAAAGAATTTTTGTCGTGGGCTTTGACCAATGAACCAGCAATAATCTGTTCAATAATTGTATATTGACCAGTTTTATCTTTGTCTATTAGTTCAAGTTCTTGCCTATTCATTGCACACATATTCATATACGTTTGATTAATATCGTCTTTACTATACCCAAGTTCTTTAAGTTTAGTTACAATCTTTTTTGGTCGTCCTTGTGTATTAATATTCTGTGGGTTTTTATCAAATCCACTTGCTTTTTTTAGGTTGTCTAATTTATCTGCCATCAGTTGTTATTCAATTGTTTTTTTAAATAATAAACTCCACGATGTGGGTAAATTCATTTTTGTATGTACTTGGTAGTTGTGTTGTTGGAATAAATCAATCCATTCGTGTTCTTGTTTCAAGTTTATATGACCCCATTCTTTATCAAAATCGGTGGTGTTTGGTGTGCTACTGAAATGAAAGTACTTGCATTCTACGTTTGTCAATAACTCATTCAGCTTATCATCGGTAATGTGTTCCATTACTTCAATACACGCTACTAAATCGTGTTTAATTTTGTTTTGGGTTATATCGGTTTGGTGATAATAGTGTGCAACGTTGTGGCTCATAGCATAGTTAAAATGGTGTTTGTTCAAGTCGTAGTAATACACTTGTTTATTTAGGTTTTTCATTGCTAATGAATACGCACCCACGCCCCCACCAATATCAGCAAAACTTTCAAATTCTACAAGTTTTGATATTTCCCTTGCCGTGCTATTGTATAGGTTTACAAATGACTGGTTGTCCAATGAGATGTTATTTTGTAATTCCCATTGAAAGCATTTTTCATCACTCCATAAACCACCAAAACTATTTTCCATTTTGTATCATAAAATTATTGTGTACTTGAATTAACATTTCTTTGTGTTGTTTCTTATCACCGAATTGGACGTGGTGACCTCTACAAAGTGCCATCAAGTTTTCAATGGTATCTTTTGTATTAGTGCCACCCATTCCCCTTGCTTCGATGTGGTGCAAATCTACTGCCTGACATCCACAAATTTCACAAGGCAACCAGTCACTTAAATGGTAACCAAAATACTTCATATAAATTTGTGTGTGTTTCTTCACTTTCTTTTGCGTTTTGGCTTTTGCTCATCGTCTGCAAGTTGGGCTAAAATTAAAGCGTTGTTTTCTATTTCACTAATTGTTGGTATCTGAGTTTCCTTTTCAAATCTTGCTCTTATCACAAGTGATGTAAATGAATCTACAAAGCAACTACCACACATAGGTATTGGATTTCCCATTACTTCTTGATGAATTGCACGTACTTTGTTTTCGTCGGCTGGTGGCATTCTCATAACCATTGTTTTTCTAAATGCAGTTAAGTACTGCTCAACTTCTAAAATAAAATCTATATGTTCGTTTTTCATAATTTATATAATTTGTAAGCTAAAATGTAACATAGTGATGCTGGTATAATACAAGCTAAATTCCAAGTGTTAAAGAAGTAACCAATTGCAATGTGAAATGCTATGCAACTTTCACACGTCAAAGGTTTGATTCTTAATTTACTTGGTAGTTGTGGTGTCATAACTGTAGCAATGATTATTGCGAGACTCGATATCCCAATTATTTCTATAAGTGAATACATTTGTTAGTTGTTGTTGTAAAGTGTTTATTTTGTTATTTAGGTACGTTATTTCGTCCTTCTCTTTTAATTCTCTCGCTTTGTAGCCTATTGTCATCAGTAGGCATACAATAATGATTTTTAATAAATTCATAGTCTTTCGTTATTTCGTGTTTTATTGTTTTGTCTATATCGTGGTATTTCATTATCCGAATATAAAATGCTTGAAGTTTATTCATATTCGTTTATTATTTGTCTTTTAATGTCTTTTATTACTCTTAGTACTTCACGCAATGTTATTTTAGTTTTACGATGGATTGACCTGGCACTTTCACCATTCGACCACATTGTGAAGATTTCCCGCTCATACCATTTGTTTTTGCTTACTACATTTTCAATCAGTTTGTATTTGTTTTCCTTTTCAATTGCATCGTCAATAGTGTTTAAATATTCGATTTGTACATTTTCAATATCAAATAGTCCTATCGGCTTCATAACGTCGTAGAACTTTTGACGTGGTGTTGAACTTTGCGACCACATTATTTTGATGCAAAACAATTTAATATAACCATCGTTGTAAACCTTAATTAATTTGTCTTCAGGCATTTCACATAAAATAAGTAAAAGATGTTGTGCTAAGTCGTCGTGGAATAGTGGCGAGATAGTTTTACTCGCCTTATAAAGCCATTCTGATTTTGCTACTTCTATCAGTATATTATTTTTGATGTGCAAATATTACTATATTTTTTTCAATTATACAAATTTATTTAATCAATATTGCAAAAACATTCAAAACTTGGGTCATTATCCCACAAGCCAAGTTGACTTTGTGATTTGTCTTTAATTTGTTGGTAACTAATTTCTTTTTTAAATTGATGTTTACTTTCATTTTCAATATCAATCCACCATTGGAATAATTCGGGTTTTTCTTTTGCAATAATAGAAAGTTTGCCTTTGCCTTTTAAAAAACAACAATCACAATTACCATAGGGTTCGTTTACTTTTAAATCAAATGGTTGTTCTTTCCAAAAGTTCAATACATCTTGTTTGTTTACTTTCCATTTTACCAATGGTAGCTCTACATCGTAATCACTATCTTTTGTTTTTTGCCATCTTCTTGGTTCGTCATAACGTATGCCATTAAAACTTGTGTAATCAGTTATCCCAATACTTTTTAAATATCGTTTTAAAGTCATTATTTTTAGTTCTTGTGTGCAGTATCTAAATTGCATATTAGGAATAGACGATGGTCTTTGTTCTAAAAGTTCTTTGTATGGTCTACCATTGCGTGATGCAGTTTCATAGGTCACAACTTCAAATGATGCTGGTTTTCTATATTCCAACCAAACAATATTTAAATTCCATTGCTTATCGCATTCATTTATAAAATCTAATGTTCCTTGCATTTCTTTGCCAGTATTTTGAAATGTTATTAAATACTCGCCACCCTCATCAATTAATCGCTTTGTCATATATGCACTTGTACGACCACCACTAAAATTTATTACGTTCATATCTTTTTCAATTCTACAAATTTATATCCATTTTTCTCTGCTTTTTTTTTATAGTAAGCAACTTCTTCTTCAGAATTTAGGCAATAAACCTCCTGATATTTATCCTTTTGCATTACCAATTGATAAAAGGTTTTTTGCATCCTCATATATTGCCGTTTCGTTTTTGTATTTCATTTGTAAATAATCTGTGTAAGCATTCACGCTATGTATAACGGTGCTATGATCACGAATTAAAAAATTACCTACGTTCTTTAAAGTATAGTTAAAATATTTGACTGTGATATAACAAAATAATTGACGTGCTATAACTATTTCACGCTTTCTGTTCTTGGAAATTATGTCGTGTGGCATTATACCACTGGCATCACAAACTTTTTGCAAAATTTCTGTTAGTTCTTTGTTCTTGTTCATCTTGTGAATTGGGTTTATAATCATTTCTTTTAAGCGTTGTATTTCTTTTTGGTAGTTGCGTTCAGTTACTTCTACTTTGTTTTCTAAATATCGTACCTGACGTCTTTCTTTAAGATATAAAACATAATAATCTATCATAAAATTTCTTTATAACGTGTGTACTTTCCTTCAAATGACATTGGAATAGTTATCGTACTGCCGTGTCTGTTCTTGCCTATAATTAATTCACAATCGTTTTCTATATCTGTTTGTTCTTGCTGGTAATATTGTGGTCTAAATGGAAACATTACTAAATCAGCGTCTTGTTCTATACTTCCTGATTCTCTCAGGTCTGAAAGCATTGGTCTTTTGTCTGCACGTTCTTCACACTTTCTACTTAGTTGAGCCAATGCAATTACAGTAATGCCTAAATCCTTAGCAATTATTTTTAAGTTGCGTGAAATCTCTGCAATTTCTTGTTCTCGATTTTGTTTTGTGCCTTTAATCAATTGCAAGTAATCTATAATTAAAATATTCAATCCGTGTTTTGCTTTGTGAAATTGAGCCTTTGCTCTAATATCTGCAATAGTCGTTTTCGTGTCATCGTCTACAAAGAAATCATTTTGCAATCGGTACAAAGTTTGTGAAATATGTTCGTGTTCATTCGTCTTTAAATTACCACCACGAATTTTATAATTCTCAATATTTGCAAAGAATGAAATATAACGCTTACTTAGTTCTTCACTACTCATTTCTAAACTCATAAATAAAACTTTTGCATTTTGACACGCACTTATTGTAAGCGATAAAGCAATGGCAGTTTTCCCCGAACCTGGTCGACCAGCAATGATAACTAAATTACCTTTATTCCAACCACCAATATATTTGTCTAACATTCTCCAGCCCGTTGTGATACCCATTAACTTTTCGCCACGTTGCATTTGTTGTTCTAAATCGTCAATTACCTTTGCAGTTACCTTTGACATTGGTAATGGTTCTTTGTCAATTGTTATATTTGCTTCTTGAGTTATTAAGTCAATATCTTTTAAAATCAAATCTAATGTGTTAAACGTATTTAAACCACTCAATTTTTCAATCAATTGGGTTTTCTTATACTCTATATCCAATTCAAAAAGATAATGCTTTAAATCAGTGCTATAAGCGTATGAATTTGTGAATTGTGTTAACTCAAATGCTTTGCCTTTAAATTGACGTGCCAAACTTACTAAGTCAATTGGATTGTTGTTAAGATATGATAATTGCATAAACTCAATTATTTCTTTATTCCACCCCTCAAACCAATATGGTTTTATTTTTGGTAAAAATACGTGTGTTGCTTTGTCTTGTATCAAGCATCCTATTATGTAACTTTCTCTATTAATCATCGTTTAATGTTCCAAATTTAGGTTTAATTGTAATTTGTTGTGTTGGTTGTTTGTATGGTAATTCATCATTCCATCTTTCACCATTCAAATAAGTTGTTAAATGTGGAATGAAATCTTTTTTGTCGTTGTCGATGTGATTTTTAATGTATAAAGGTATGTGATTTCTAATTAATTCTTTCTTTGCTTTTGTCAATTTATTGTAAAGTTCTTCTGATTTCTTTTTATTTCCCACTTTTAAATACATATTCCAAATAGAATCAAAATCTAAATTATTTATTATATCACTTTCATTATCATTATCATTAACACTATCACTTACACTATCAGCTTTTTTGGGTTTTTCAAAAAAGGGTTGGGTTTTTTGGGTTTCTGTGGGTTTCTTTGGTCTACCACCTTTTGCCCCATTAACTGATTGTTTATCAATATATTCTTCATAGCGTTTCAAATCACGCTTTAAAGATTGTTTAATAGGTTCAAATGCAATGTTAATAATCAAATCCTCACTAATTGGATTTTCATCGTTTACATAAGCAAAAATATGCTTAATTAATTTACCAGCAATTTCGTCTGGTAGTTGGTTAAATACTCCACTTTGGTCTGTGTAAAGTATAAATGATTTTTTGTCTTTTGCCATAAAAAAACCCCATCAAAAATGTAGCAGTAGGATTGCAACAAATTCAACGGGGCAAAAGTGGTTAAAGTATCGAGATATCCTACACCTCACTTAACGAATCAAAGATACTAAAAAAATCTTAATTTTTCATTTCTTTCTTTAAAATTATAAATTTCTTCAAGTAGTGCAAGATATGTTTTTACATTAGTACAGTCAACTAATTTAGTAGATTGATATTTTAATTTTTGCATCATTTTTTCGTGGCTATATCCTTTTACATTATATAATTGTACCAATGATAAAACAAAAGTTCTTCTATCACCACCAGGATAAAAATGTAACCAATCTTTAATCCATTGTAAAATAATTAATCCACGATTTTTGTATGGCAATTTTAAATTACCATTTTTTACATCATCAAAGGCATTTCCTGAATGACCACCAGCAGCAAAAATTGCTAACAAACTTGTAATGCCTAATTTATTTTTACTCATTAAGTCTTTAAAATAACAATATTCTGCCATTCCCATTGAACAATATCCATCAATGTAATCGTCTAATTTCCAGTTTTTACTGTTAGCATTTAATACTTGAATTTCAGTCAATCCCAAACCTTTAACCATCAAAAAATAAATAGGTTTTTTAAGTTCTTTACATACATTAAATCTATGTTGACCATCAATAATTTCAAAGTTTTCATTTACTAAAATTGGGTTTGCGTGTAACAAATCAATTTCTTTAACGCTGCTTATTAATCTTTTTAAATGCAATTGGTTCAATTCTCGATTACCTTGTTTTGTTTTAAACTTGTTGTAATCATTTGTTTTCAATACGGTGTTTACCGTTGTGTCTTTCTGCGTGTGGTTACTTGTCTTCACCATTGACGCTAATTGTGTTGTATACATTTTGTTTTACCTTATGGTTATTTTATATATTCAAGTTCTTTTAAAACTTCAAGTTCTTTTTCGTGACGTTTAAAATAAAACACCCCACGAAGATTTGGATTGTCTTGTTGTACCTTTTGCCTTGACCGTCTAATTGATTCAGGAGATGTGACCATTCTACCAGCTATTGCATTTAAAACATCGTAGACAGATTTTGCACCAAGTTCTGCAAGTTCTTCACGCCAAATATCAGCAATTAACAAAGCGTCATCGTCACGCATTTTAGTGCTATTTTCTAAGCGTTTTTTTACTTCTTTGATTACAAGCATAGTGTTAAAATTAAAGCCGTTAAAATTCTATAAATATGTTTCATCTGTTCTTAAATAATTTTCTAAAAAGCCTATCTAAATATTCTGCAAAATTCCATACAAAAACTAACATAATTGTGAAAATTATAACAAGTCCGATTATTTCTAAAATTGTTTTCATACTAAATCATTCTTTAAACTTCCTTTGTACATTTTTTTCAATGCTTGGTTACTACGCTTTGCTACGGGGTTCAATGGCTTCCAGTCAGGCATATCGTTAACGTCAATAAATTCTTGGCGTGTCGTTTCAATTGGTTCTTTTTTAAGCGTAAAGTATAGCATACATAAAAACCCAACACAACCGATGTAAAGGAATAATAAAATTAAATTAAACATTTTCGGTTACGTTATAAATACCTACATAAATAACGTCTGTATCTTCGCCAATGATAGCGTCGTTATCTCTAAACTTTTGAGTTGTTGTGATACAACCTACAGTTGCATCTAACATCTTAAACATTACCCACTCGAAAGCATCAGCTTTACTTGGGAAATTTTGAATGATTGTCTTTTTCATATCGTTTTATTTTTTATTATATCTATTGTATAAATTTCAGGGTCATATATTCTTATCCAAACTATATTATATTTTTTAGGATTTTCAGTAACTACGATGCCATTATTACGACATCGTAGTTTATATATTGTTTTTGTCATTATTTAATATCCTTACTTGAAATTTGTATCATTCTTGGCATTGAATAATAATAATATCTTAAACCTTTTTTTGTTTCTTGTGAGTAAATTTTTAATGTTTTACCATTTGTGAAAGTTACTGTTTTTGTTGTTTCTGAAAATTTTGTTAAGTCTATCATATCTTTTGGCGTTTTATTATGATACAAATATACACACGTTTTCTATATATGCAAACTTTATTTTCAATATTGCAAAAATAATTATAAAAGATTACATTTCTTTGACAATTGATTGCAATAGCTCATTGGCGTAATATAGTTTTTCGTCAATGATTTCCTGTACATCTTCAAGTTCTATGTGAGCTATAAACAAGTTGTGAGTAGATGGCATTCTTTTGTCGTATGAAACAAAGTAACCGAAGTCAACTGCACTTGCAATCATTCCTAATTGCATCTGCCAGTAATACTCAGGATGTAATTTTAGCAAATCCTCAGCACATTTAATTGAGCGATTCTTTAAATGAATTGCACTATTAAAAGGATTCTTTATCTCGACCAAACAATTACCACCAAGTGCATCAGGGCTATAACCTGAATACTCACCATAGGGAATAAACGTGTAAGTCTCGCCACCATAATAAGTGTAAAATTCATCTTGATTTTGTTGGAATACTTCAAAGGCTTCTTTTTCGTTTTCAGTTCCCCACGTTAACGCTTCGCCCCATATTGGTTTGCGAATGCCAGTTAGTAGCTCACTTGCTTTTTCGTAGACAAATGTCTTTGCCGTCTCTGAAAGGTACTCCGATTTGTTTCTCGGAGTACCCATAAGTTTGTGTATGTCACTTGCGGTAAATCTACCTTCACGGACTTTAAGCCATTCGCTTTCGTTATTTGTTATTGTAATTTCCATTAGCGTTTGATTTTTCTTTTACAATTTCTTTTTCAAATTCTTTGTATAATATTAATAACCCCATATGATTTTCCTCTTTTGTTAACCAAGAAGCAAAATCAATCGCTTTCATAATAGTATAATATCGTTGAAGACTTTTTGCGTTTTCAATTTCATCTTCCCATTGTTCCTGATGTTTAGCATCACCAAATATTTTTGATACTAACCATTCTACTGGTGTTGTTTCTAAATTATTTTCCATAAGTTCAAATCAAAATTTCACTTTGCAGCAATCAATAACTTTTTGTTGTCAGCACTTATAGTGTACTTTCGTTCGATGTCTTCTAACAAACCACCAGTTTGCAAATGCTCTTTTGCCTTTGCCCAATTAGGATGCTTAGGTGTTAATTCTTCTTTGCTTAAAGGTTTAGATTCTTTGGTTGCTTCAACTTCATTTTCAGGCAAATCTTCACCAGCATAAATATAAATTCCCATGCCAAACATTGCTAAATTCTTAACTAAACACCTCATAATCGTTTTATTAATATCAAATGTCGTTGCAGCTTCAACTGATTTTTCACCATACTTTGTCATATACTTATATGGTGTTTTTCTCATTGCTTTATTTTTACCATCCATAACTGGCAACCACATAGGTAAAGTTTTATCTTCTATAGTTACTTTAGTATGGCACATAAAACCAAGCGTTTCATCAAAATCAGTTGGCAAAATTTCATAACTTGCATTCGGGTAAAGTTTACAAACTTCTGACCAAGCCCAAGCCCAACTTAAATAAGTTAAACCTTCTTTTTTTTCTACTTTGTCATTGACATTAATTGAAGACAATTTTTCAAAAATTGATTCTTCTTTTTTTTCTTGTTCTTTCATATCTTGTTTTCTTTTTTAAGTTCTAATACTATTTGCGTTAATCTTCTATTTCCCATATCATCGAATAAATGCCAGTCAATGGCTTCGTCTCTTAGCCCATCTTCATCGTGGCTAACAAAGGTATAAGGAATTAAATCTTCAGGGTATTCGTCAATAATTAGTTGTTGTACAATTTCAGCGTCGTATTCAAAATCGTAGTCGCCGTCACACAAATGGCATTTAGCAAGGGAAAAAACAACGTAACTCATACCTTGTACTCCTTTATGATTTTAAGTGCCGTATTTAAGACGATAAGGGCTTTAGGTTGGATTACATCACCATTAAGGTATTTCCTAACCGTAGGCATAGATATGCCAGTACGTGCAGACACCTTTGAAACGATGCCGTGACGCTTGTTTAATTTGATTTGATTAATTACTTCTTGTATATCCATAGAACAAAAATACAAAAAGTTTTTAATATTGCAAATTTATTTACAAAATTAAGTAAATATTTTTTGTGCTAAGTGGTCAGCGATTGACTGGGATAGCGTATCTAAACGCTTTTGGTTTAAGGTAGGTGCAATAAAAGGACGTGCTTTTGTACCAGTTTGACCTATATTTTTTACAATTACCTTTGCTATTACACTTTCTATACCTTTATTGAAA